CCGGCGAGTTGCTGGTCGTAATAACCGGCGCGTAAGTTGCGCAAGTTCTCGGTCGCCGGATTGACCTTGTAACCGATCAGAACGCCGTGAGTGTCAAATTCCTCGAGCACCGCCGGCGGCTGCTTGTAGAAGCCCCATTGTTGCGGCCAGTGGTATTGCGCGATCTCGTCGGCCAATAAACCCGGCGGCAAATCAACCTGGCCGGTCATCATCGCCAGCCAGCAATCTTCGTCAGGCGCATTGCCGTCGGCCAGGATCCCGCACCAGGTCGGACCGCCGTGGCGCTCGGGCGGATAACGCAAGCGCGAATGCGCTTCGTCGAAAATCTCCTTGGCCATGAACGGCAATTCGTTGAACAAAATGCCGGTGAATTCCGTCGAGCGCAGTTTTCTCACGTCCTCTACTTTGTCGAGCGACATGAAATGGAATTCGGCGCAAATGTCATTGTATTTGATAAGGTGCTGCATGAAGCCAGGTGCAGCATTGAAACGGCCGTAAATGTGTTCTGGAAATAGCTCAAGCCAGGTTTTAACGGTTGATCTTTTGAGATCAGGCAACGTATTACGCACAATCCCCCATCGCGAATAACGCACATTGTCGATTGGGCTCGGGTGTTGTTCTTGAGCATGGCGCATCGCCCGCAACAGCAAAGCGACGGTCTTGCCGCTGCCGAGCGGTCCCTGGATGTAATCAACCTGATTGTTCGAGGCGACGAACTTGGCTACCTCGGTGCCGGCGAGAAAATCAAACTCGGTCGGCATATTGAGCAACCATAAGATCGGTTTCGCCGATTTTATCCAGCCGGTCTAATCCATGCTGCAACAGCCATCGCATTAACCAATTTATGCTAACGCCGCGGTTTTCGGCCTCAGTCTCCAAGCGCCGGCGCAAATCCTCGGTGATGCGCAAATTGATCTGTCGCAGTTTAGGCCGGCGTCGCCTCATGGATCATTGCCAGCGGCCGCCGCCGTGATGCTTGGCCGAATGAACCGGATGGCCGTCGAAATGCGTGGGCGTGTGGGTACTCGGGTTCGGGCTCTCGCCGGTTTTCTCGGCGCCCTTGATGGTGCCCTTGTTGATCGAGGCGTAAAACACACTCTCGCCTTTCTTCGCCCCGTACTGCGCGTGCATCGCCTTGCGGATCTTCTCACCCTTAGCTGTGAGTGGCATCGAGCTCGCCTCGGTTAGGCCGGATGCGCTACTTGGCGCGGCGCATCCGGCGTTTGCTTGTTACTTTTTTGATGGGGTTGGAACCAGTGTCCCCTCCTTCGGCACGATGGCTACGCTCCAACCACTTTCCGGTGTCCAATAGGTCTGCACTTCCCAACCAAGCGAAGGACCGGTCGGTGGATCAGGCGGGACGTCAACCGGAGGCAGAACGATTGGATGGGCCGGGTGCGGCGGCTCGCCACCACCAACTGGCGGACCTGGAATATAGATCGGCGGGGTCGGCCACGGCCCTGGAGGTCCCCAAATCCCTGGTGGAGTGTAGATCGGATGCGATGGCTCGCCCCCGCCAGAGGGTGGCGGCATGATAGGGCCGCCGCCAACACTAAGCCCGGTAAGCGATAATTTTCCGCTTATCAACGCCGGGAACGGCTGATCACTAGCCGATTTGCCCAGCGGACTAACAACGCCAACAATAGTTACAGGAACTTCAGCCATAGCATCCTCCTGTGTTTTGCCTCAGCCCTCTTGCCCGTTGACCTTGGTGCCGATCGGCAGGACCGGAATGCCTGGCCGCTCCGGCTCGCGCAGCTTGGCCCAAGCCGGAACGCGCTTCGCCTGCATCTTCTCGCAATGCTTGGCAATCGCCTCGCGGTCGCGCTCCTTGTGCGGCTCGATCTCAACGTGCATGTTGCCGTCACGGCCAAGCCAACGCTTCATAAATAACCAGGCGCCAGGCACTTCCTTGCCCTGCTCTACACAAGGACTATCGTTCGCCAGGTCGCCCTCGTTGAACGTGAATAACCACGTTGACGGCGCCCGGCCGTCAGCCTCACGATAGGCTGCCCAGCGCGCAAACTCGTCCTTATAGCGCTGCAAAAAATAATCCGGTATGCCGCGGATCGCACTCATCGCTTGCGCTTCTGCGGCGCTGCCGCCGTCACCGGCTCCGGCGCCGCCGCCACATGATTGACCTCGAGCTCGTGAAACCTGGCCGCCCACTCCGATTGCCGCCGCGTATGCTCGGGCGTCGGACCAGGCTCGCCAACCCGGTTCTCCAACTCCCGCACCATCAAAAATAATTCCCAAAGCAAATCTTTCATTGCCCGTTCGCCTTCCCTGCAATCGCCCGCCCGCCAATCGACGGCGGCCGAATTATCGTCTGCCCAGGATCAGCAAATATCACCTCGCCGCCAAGCTCACTCAAAATCGCCCGCACAATCTGCAAGCCACCCTGCGCCGATACCACAAAAACCGGCGGACACATGAACTGCAACGAACCATCAAGCAACCGCCTGACATTGAATTCACCCTGGCTCTGCTCGTTCACATTCATCCTCCAATGCCGAATCGATCATGGCTTGCCATACCGGTTTGTAGCTATCCGTTATTTGCTCAATGTGGATAGCTAGCATATCCGCAGTCGGTTCCCGCATCGCCGCGATGGCGGCGCGGGCCAGATCGTGATAATTGCCGTCTTGATTTTCACGCTGTTTTATCGCCCTCGCCACCCGCTCGATCATGTCGTTCACTCGCCATTCCCCTCGCGCCAATGATGCGCCGCGCCGTGCTTGTTGCCATGCGAAGTGTAGTCGCCATTGTGCAGCTTGTGCGTGTCATGCAAAATCTGCTCGTGCTCGCGATGCCCATGATGCGCCGCATGCTTATCCCGAATGCTCTCAATCCGCGCATCACTCTCATGCCGCCGCGCCATCTCATGCGTATGCCCACCATGATTGGTCGGCTCAGCCATGTGCTTGTGCGCCGGCCCATGCGGCCCGGCCTCACCACTCGAACCACGCATGTGCTCGTCAGCAAAATTACTCTGCCGCGGATGATGAAAACCTCTCGCATTCTCCGCCATCATAAACCTCCTCTATGCACTCGCCGTCGGCGTGTACACATACGTCAATGCCGACCCAGTCCCATTGCGATCACTAATCGCCCCACTCACCACCATGCCGCTGCTCGATACCAACACCTGCTCAAATCGATGTAGCAAATCCGCAATCGCCGCACACTCGCTACGCCGCGTCTCACCATCCGTCTTCGACGTGTTGATCGTCACTACACATCGCACCGCCATCGCAAACCTCCAAATATTTTCAGCTCAGATATTTTTCTCAGCCTCGGTGTTGTTCACTCGAGATGTGTGTGCATGAGTTACGAGCCGCGCGCGCGACGCGATTTTTCCCCCTCCCCCCGGTCGCGAGCTCGAGCGCGGGGTGGTCAGCGCGACCCGCCAGTGATCGAGCGTCGGCAGCGGGTGATCGGCGTGAATGCGTGTCATGTGCTGAGCCATCACGTGATCGAGCGGATTGTCAATCCGCTCACCCAATGCAAGATATCCGCTATTCATCGGCATTTCTCACATTCATGTCGATTTGCGTCAACGGCTCGTCAACTTTGTTTGTTTGTTCGTGTTGCGGTTGTGTTGCGACATTCACGATTCTGATCGTCACGCCTGGCGATGCTGTTTGTTTGTTGTTTGTTTGTTCGTCGTCAATCAGCTCCAATGCTTTGATTGCATTGACTGCCGGCATGTTGTTTGCTGCGTCGCGGATTTGGCAAAGCCGATGAAGGTTTCGAGCAGTCGTCGAAGCACGAAACACGTCGCACTGTGCTTTGTAATATACGTTCACGTGGGGTTTTTCGAGAGCTAAGCGGAAGCGGTATGTGGACATTCCGACGTGGGCTGCGGCAGCTTTAAGGTCTAATCCGCGTTCGACCATGACGTTGATAGCGTCTTTGACGCGTCGGGTGATGCGCAAAGTTGGAGTTTTATTGCGTGCGAGTTTTGAGTTATCGGCGAACGCGAGATTTTGCGGCATAGTTGCGCATTCTTGCTGAGGCTGAGGTTTGTGGCAACGCACGTTGGAACGCTGGTGCGTATGGCGTTTCGGGCAGTGGCGGGATTGGATCGGGGTTTGATGCGAGAGGTTGTGTGGTCATCGGCCGAACCTTGCGATGGAGACTGCGTGCATGATTTGGCTGCGTTGTTTTTTGCTTAGTTTTTGCCATCGTGCTTTGCGACCGAGTTTTTGGATTTTGGACCATTGGCGTTCTGTGATTGGGCGATCGTGCAGTATTGTACGACGCGCGTAGGAATTATTGCGCGGGACAAGGCGTTTTTGCAAGCGTTGAGTAGTGACGTCATCTTCGTAGATGACGCAATAGATGCCGAGTGCGCCGAACAGTGGTCCCATTGAGAGCATGTGGATTTTGCGGATTGGTTTGACGCCGATGAGTTTCGAGAGGTAGCCGCGGGGCAAGCCGGCGAATTCGTCGAGGCGTTCGCCGTTGATTTGCAATTCTTCAACGCGGGCGCGGAGGATGTTGAGCATGCCGTCGTAATCGGTGAATTGGCCGAGGCTGCGTCGGTCGCTCATTGTGGTGGGGGTTGGCCGAACGGTTCGGGTTCCTGTTTCCAGTGGGTTCCGTCCCAGACGTAATCGCCCAAGCGTTCGCCGATTGTGGCATTGCCGGCGCTGGCGCGCGGGCCGTTAGAGCCCGAGCGCGCCGGCGCCTTACTCTGAGAGGAGGGTGTCACAGTCACATTCACCTTACTTGGTGAATGTGACTGTGATTGTGTGTGCATTTGCTCTGCATTTGCTTTCCATTTGCTGTGCTTTTGCAGAGCCGCGGCCTTGCGTTTATTGGAGATTTCGTCCGATCTATGTAGCTCAGTAAGCACTCGTTTTTGTGTCGCAGTAGAAGCGTCTACTATGTCAAAGAATTGCGTCACGATAGGTGCTCCGAAACGCCACCACAATCGCGGCTCACAGCCGCTGATGCGTGCCAGTTGTCGAGCATCGAGCGGGATTGTGCCTTTGTGGTCCCAGGCCCACAGGATCAGCCGCACATAGATGCCGAATTGCATTGCCCCGAGATGTTTGGTCTTGCGGTCAAGGTCACCGTTATAGAGCGGCATCCAGGCTTTGCTCATAGTCGTGCTGCCTTGACATAGGAGCGGCCACAATAGGCGAGCTGGCAATGGCTGGCGCAATAGGAATAACCATTGAGCGCCGGGGCGCCGCAAAACAGCAGATCCGGCATCTCGCCGCTGCCCGGCCAGCGGCAATGATTTTCGCGCAGCTCGAAAAACGTCACCGGATTTTCAAAAACTGGCGGCTTTTCCTCGATCATTCCTTGTTCCCCCTTCACAATGAAAACGTGGCCATCGGCATAGTGCAGCGTGTTGTATTGGCGCCGGCGTTTGCCGTTGGACCGCTTAGCGGTTTGATCGTGGGCAGTGGCCCGCGGCTCGAGCTTGAGCCGATACGCCTTGCCGACCACGGCATTGCGCGAGCGCGCATGCATTGCTAGGCAAATCTGGCTGCCGCTTTCGCCCTTGGCCCAACGCAATTTTAATTCTTCGGTGCGCTCGTCGGTCCAAAAGCTCGGCTCTTTCATGGCTGTTGTTCCTTGATGGTGATGTGGCAGGCCGGCACCGGCGAGCCCCATTCGATGGTCAAGCGCCGCAAGAACCGCTTGCTGTCGTCGGGCACGATTTCACGTGAAACCAGGTAATCGAGGATCGCCTTGCAATGATTGTCGAGATCGATGCCGCATAAAGTTTCGGGGATTTGGATGCGGATCTCGTAGCCGCCGGTGATCAGCCGTACCGGCGCCGGATGCGGCCCATGCGCGGTCAGGAACAGATCGGCGCGCAAGTAGAATTGCTGGCGCTTCTTGTGATTGGCCCAGTCGACCCGGCGAATGCGGTTGACCGAGGGTGGAACCGGCAGATCAAGCGTGATTTCGACGGTCGACGGCGATTTTATTGCTTTTGGGTATATTGCCGCGCCCATCGGTCGAGCCCGAACACGTGTGTTGCGTCGGCAAGCCTAGTGCAGACCGATAGAACTGCAAGCGCTCGGCACATGATCGAAGGTTTAGCTACAATGACCGCGCTGGCGCATTAGGAAGCCCGGCAATGCGCGCATTAGCGGGCCTGGCTACCTGGTTATGGAAAAGTCAATCGCCAATCGGCGGGGCACTGTGGGGATTGGGGATAGTGGGGAACCGATAAACGATCAGGCGATGGCTCAGCACGTCGGTATTGTAATTAACGATAACTAGGTACAACATCCGGGGGTCATGAAGCCCTCGGAACGCCTCCGCCGCATCCGCGACATTGCCCGCCAGGCCGGCGAACAAGCCGACGCCGAGCGGATCCGGCCGCGCGATCTGCTCGCCCGCGATCTGGAACTGACCCGGCGCCTGGTCATGCGGCTGCGACTGCGCGAGTTCCGCAACCTCACAATGACGGGCGCCGAACTCGCCGAGTTTCGCGCCGTCAATGACGAAATGCAAAACGACGCCGATGACGCACGATGCGGCAATGCCAGCCGGGACGCCATGAAATGACCCAAGCCGAATTCAATCTGTTGTGGGAAGCTTGCGCCTTGCTTGCGGTCGAGGCCCGCGATCATGAGGACAATCGCAAAATGGACAAGGCGCAACGGTTGCGCATTGCCGAACTGTTGCGCGGCTATATTGCCAAAGCCGAGAAGGCGATCGAGCAAATCGCCAACCAAGGCGGCATCGTGCGATGACAACGCCGGCCAAAACCCCCGACTTCGGCTCGATCATGGAAAGCGTGGTGATCGGCGGCGATCTTTCCCGGCTAACACCGCAACAGCGTACCGTCTATTACGTTCGCGTCTGCCGCTCGGTCGGGCTCAATCCCTACACCCAACCGTTTGCCTACATGAATTTGCAAGGCAAACTGCAATTATACGCCAAGCGCGATGCCGCCGACCAATTGCGCAAGATCCATAAGATTTCGATCCGCATCCTGTCGCGCGAACTCAGCGCCGAGGGCATTTACACGGTGCGGGTGCGTGCCACCGATCCAAGCGGACGCGAGGATGAGGACGAGGGCAGCGTACCGTTGCCGGAAACTTATAAAGGCGAAATCCGCGCCAACGTCATGCTCAAAGCCGTGACCAAGGCGAAACGTCGGGCCACCTTGTCAATCTGTGGGCTCGGCACCTTGGATGAAACCGAAGTCGACAGCATCGCCGGGGCCACCACCGAGGCGGCACCGACGCCGCAACAACTGACGCTCGCCGAACAAATGCAAGACCAAATCCCTGAGCTCCACGCCGAGCCTTCGCATTCTGCCGCACCAACTCCCGCGAACTCGGCGGCGGCCGCCGTCAAGGACACAAGCCCTCCTGCCGCGGCGGCCGCACCCTTATCGCTCGAGGACATGGCCCGCGAGGCCGCCAGGCGCGGCCGCGATCACCTGGTCAAATTTTTCAATACCTGCGACAGCAAACAGAAAGCCAAGCTACGCAAAATCGAAGCCGATCTGGTTCAGCTCTACCCACCGGAGGAGTAAACGCAATGGCCATTTTCGCCACCAAGCAACCGACTGCTGTCGAACCGACACCGGCGGCGGTGACGCGACCGAAAATGATCGTGGTAATCGAATGCCTGGATCAGGCCTACGAATATGCCAATCGCGCCGGCCAGCATTTGGCGGCCATGACATTGGATGTTGAACAACTGGCTGACCGTCTCGGCCATTTCCGCGACTCATTAATCAAATCCCTCGAGCAAAGCGGCGGCGATGTCGGTGCCGCGGTCGAAAGTCAGATCCGCGAGTTTGTCGGCCAAAATCAGCGCCGCGTCGATGATGCTAACAGCGGGTCTAACAATGGTGGCTGAAACAAGCTGGCAGCGTGACGCGGCCAAACGGCGGATCGGAAAGCCGCTCTCTTGGGCGTGCCCGCGTTGCGGTGCGATCGCCGGCGAATTTTGTATGAGCCGCAATGGCAACGAGCTCACGCAAATCGGCATGACCCATAATGAACGCATCGTGCCAAACAAGAAACTAAGCAAATCCTATCGAGGAATAATCTGGAAATGAGCAACGTCCATGTACCCGTTTGCCTGTTATCCAGTCCCATATCTTACATGAAGCGGCAACGGTTCATTATCCTTGTTCAAGTCACTAGCTATGAGTGGCGATGCTTTGGTATTTTCCAATCATTCCGTGCAATGGATCGCGCACTCCATTCTTTACCTAGTCACCTAAAAGCCTTTGGTGTTCCGATAGAGGAAATAGACGAATTGCCCGACTAGTGAGCAAAAAAGAATGGTTCTAACAATGGTGCCTGAAACAAGCTGCTTTCAACAACAAGTCTTATCGCGCATGGATCTTCAAATAAAATCAAGCGGAGCAATTTGTGATGGCTGCACCCATGACCTTTAAGCCGCTTGTTAAACACAACATGGAAGAACTTGCTGCCCGGCAATACGGCATCAAACCATCAGGCGGTATTTTATTTGCGCGTCATGCTGATTTTGACGAAAAAGCAATCGCACGCCAAAAAGTATTGGATCTATTTTCGCGTGCAGCTTGGCCGGACCGATTGCACATGTTGACTATGCCGGGCGTCAATTGGAAATTTGAACGTAAGCTGCTTGCCAATCGCGAGCCCGGATGGATGCAAGCGCGCGCCAAAGAACGCGATACAATTTTTCTCTCATGTGAAAATGATCGCGCGATCTTCATGGCTGCAGCTGCACAAATGCCGGGATTAGGTGAGCAATCGGGAGGCGTGCGGCCGGTAAACATGAAAAAGTTTTATTTTGCCGAAATGGGGATCAAAACTTTTTGGGGTGCACTGCTGTTTGCTAATGTCGATGACGTAATGCGGTTCACTGAGTGGGGCGTTGATAAATCAAAAGGCCGACTTCAGAGTGGTTTTGATGCGGTATGGCTCGATTATACCGGTCCATTGTCCCGCGAGCGGCTTAAGCTAATCGCGTCTTTTTATCAAACATGGATCACAGGAATACTGATCTTAACCGCGCTTAAGGCGCGATGGGACGCGCCGACTATGAATGCAATCAATAAAGCCGGCGGCCACAACGCATGGGTGCGCGAACATATCAACGGCGAAATACTGCATGACATTGAATACATGGATACGTCGCCGATGGCACAATTGGCAATCAGGAAGCCAAAGCCGAGATCGCTATGGATGCACGAGATATGACGATGCGCGATTGCATGATCTGCGGAAAGCAATGCGAGAGGCTTGTTTGCGAGGACTGTGGCGAGAAACTGCTGGCCTCGGCATTCGAGAAAGATGCGCCAGTCATAGGTGCAAAGCTCGCTGCGGCAGTACGGCGCGATATACGGAAGATCCGCAGGTTATGAAAACCGATATAAGCCATGACGCAACTGCAACTCATTCAATTTCAGAAAAAGCAAGAGGCCAAATTTCTTTGCTCGCGTTGCGGTGCCGAGCGCGGTTGTGACTGCAATGCGCCGGCCGTCGAAAAACTTTTTGAATTGCGAGAACGCGAGCGCCAAAAAAAAAGGCGCCAGAGACAAAAGTCTAAACAAAACAATCATCATGTCCCTGGGACAGATGAAATACCGACTGCCGAAGAAGCCGACGAGGACTGGCAACAGGCGCTTTACGACCAGGCATGTCTCCTCCTGGCCCGAATGGGAGATGCAACCAGGCAAAAACTCTTTGCCTTTATTCGGAGGACTTATTCATGAAAATTAAAAACCCAATTCCAAAACCAGGCACCAAAGGTTTTCTGATGGCTGTGATGCCCGAGCGTAAATATCTCGAGAATGCTATTGCGCTCGAGGCCAATTGTCGGCCCGAACGATGCTGGCACAAACTCGCAATCGCCGCAGTCGCAATAGCCTGGGGGGAAAACAATTCCCGCGTCTTGGTCGATGCCGGCCATGTGCGGCTCAACTTTCGCGGCTGGCGCTATCGCGCCGATACGCCTCGGCACGTCAAGCGTTCGCTGATGCTGTTCGACCGCAAGCTTTACGATCAAGTGCATATCCGCGAATATAATCTGCGTTTTCGCCGCACTACAAAAATCGTCGCAATCTCGCAAAAGCGCCAAGAGCAAATCAATGCGGCACGACGCAAACGTGAAGCCGCTGGCAAGCGTGACCAGCGTCACTATCCAAATATGCACGATCGCGTTGTGGGCTTCTCAGCATCCGTGTGAGCAATGACCCGCCTGACCGTCCGCGAAGCTGCCGATTATTTGCGGCTCTCAAAGAGCACATTAGACGCATGGCGAACCAAAGGCCGCGGCCCACGGTTCTCTAAACTCGGCGATCGGATCCTTTATGATACTAAGGATCTTGATCGCTGGTTTGACGACAACAAGCGCAACTCAACTAGCGACAAGCCTGAGCTTCGTCGCCGCCGCCGGCGTTCGCGATTTGGTGATCCACTCGACGTGGAGCGCTAAGATTTATCTGTTGTTGGCGGCACAAGTTCAAACAGACTGCGACGACTTTCCGGTTGTTTTGCTTTCCATTTATTCCTTTTATTCCAAAATATTCGTTCTTTACGTGGGGACTCAAAAGTCTCAAGCACGTCCTCTAACACGGCAACCAGAAACCGCCGCGAAAAATATGGTGGGTCGTACCAATAGTTTAATGTATCTAAGAGTTCCAAGATTATTTTTGTATGCAAGCCCTCATCGAAGTCTATGTCGTCATAATCAAAATTCATTTGTTACTCTCCTACGACCTTGAGGTGCGCTCGACGAGGTGAACCGCCAATAATTGTTTCGACGTGAGCCGCTAGTTTTTCTAGCGCCGCGGTTTTTTCCTTCATATAGCGATGCTGGTTGTAAATATCCTCGACGCCGCCGCGGCTGTGGCCGAGCACGCGCTCGGCGATCTCACTGTTGACGCCGAGCTCGGCCAGCATGGTCCGCGCCGTGCGCCGCAAATCATGGAACGTCCAGGCCGGCATCGGCTTGCGATGTTCACGCCGACGGATCACCGCGATCGCCGCGTCGAGTGCACCCTTGGCGCTGTGATAACCTTTAAGCGGCGCCGCGCCGGCGGCTTGATGATGGCGATGCGAGGCACAGCCAAACACAAAACCGTTTTTGATCCTCGGCAATAGCTTTTTGATCGCCGGGATCAGCGGCACCATCATGTCAACGTCGGTTTTGTAGCGTGCCGCCGGGATCACCCATCGATCGCCAACGATCTCGTCGGTGTGCATGTCGGCAACCTCGCAACGCCGGCACGCCGTGAGCATCAGCACCTTGACGAACGCGGCAAACGTCACCGGCACGTGCTCGAGCTCATCGAGCGCATTCCATATATCGCGCAACTCGTCGGCAGTCAGAACCCGCGTGCGCGCCTTGGTTTCATCTTTGACCATGCCGCGCACGATCGGATTTTTGAATTCCTCATCGCGCAGTTGCCAGAAGTTGAAGGCGGCGCGCAGATAGGCGAGCACGATGCTGGGCATGCGGTCGCTATCCTTGGCGATCTTGTCTTTGAGTTTGGCGAGATCGGCGCGGCTCAAATCATAAATGATTTTTTTCCCGAGTACCGGCCGCACGTGTTTGGCGAGATTGCCGGCGATGGCGACTGCGCCGCGGCAGTGTTTGTTGACGTGGAGTTTGAGATATTGATCGAGCACATAGTCGAGCGTGTTGGTGGAGCGCGCCTTGGCGGTGTTGTGCTCGGCCGCCGGATCGTGCCGGCCGGCAACCTGGCCGGCGTACTGCTTGGCGAGATTGCGCGCCTCATCGACGGTAACGTTGCCGTGCAGGCCGATGCCCATCCATTTGCGCTCGCCGGTCGCCTTGTTGGTGTATTGATAGCCGAATGATACTTTGCCGCTCGGCAGGCGCCGGGCGACAAAGCCCTCGATCAGTTCATCGGTAATGCGACTGCGCGTTGGCAGTTTCTTAAGGGTGAGTTCGGTGATCTGTGTCATTGTTTCCCCCCATCGTTACTTGTGTGCGATCTCATAAAGTAACGCGCGGTCCGTTTGGGCCAATGCAACTGTACAGGCGTAGTTATCGCCGCAAGTCTGCGCCGTGGAATCATAGTCATGCCGCAGTTTGGCAAGCTCGCGCCAAGTCAGGAATTGCAGCAGCAACATGGCTGCGAAAATCATCATCAAGAGATTACTTCGTAGCCATTTCAGGACGCCTGCAAATTCCGGCTTCATCATTGGATTTTCCCCTTCCCGTGTTGCGCTGGTGTTGCTAAACAGAACTAATATAGTGCAACACGGTATAATCTGCAATAACGACGTACAATCCTAGAAACACGTAGAACATATGGCGTTTTGGCATTTCCTCAATGAAACGATGATGTTACGGAACGGCCGGATTGTGCCCTTCCATCACATGCCCGAATGTTTTGGCGCTAAAATTTCTGCGATGAAATGGGCATATCTTTAATTGCCGCAATCTGACCTAGTTTCGTGTTGCGCTGGTGTTGCTTTCCAAAAGATAGTTGTGCGCGAGGGAACCGCGGCGGCAAATCAGTGCTATGATGGCAATGGAAGCGCCCCAATCAAGCCGGCGATCGGCGCCCCCACCTCGACAACCCCCGAGCCCAAGCTGCCGATCGACGTGGGACGCTTCCACTTATAATTGTGTATCGGGGATTTAGGCGTTTTCGCGATTATCAATTACGGTGATTTCTACGATTTCGTCGGTCGCCTCGCCGCCAAATAAAGCTGTCATAAGACCGGGCGACAGATCCGCCACGCGATTAGTGTCGGTATGCGGACCCCAATCTGCCGGCCGCGCCTTGTATTGCTTGCCGGTCTTTGGCGCGCGAACCCAAAACATTATTTTGCCGCTCGCCAATTCCGCTTTGCTCCATTGGTTCTGATAGTCGAAGCGCATGGCGATATAGGAGCTCTCGGGATTGAGCGCTCGAGCGGCGCCGGTGGTTCCGCTTGGCTGATATGGCAAAAACAATTCCGGCGCGTCAGCGCGGCCGGCTTCGGTCGAGCCCCACCATGCAAGTTGTTCGTCCTCGTCCACGCCCTCGTCGTCGGGGCCGCCGAACCACGAGCATTTGCCAATGGCATGAAATGGCTGCGGCGCGGCGTCGGGCGTGATGGTGTCGGCGATCGCCGCGCAGATCTCATCAAAGTGCTGGCGATAATCCTCGCAATCCTGGCCGGCATCAACAAAACAAACCTCGACTAATATCGCGCCGAGCGATCCTGTGGTGCCGTTCAAAAAATAAAGATCGCTGCGGTATTTTGCGCCGCGGTTTATCAGTCCACTAACGCTGGCGATCTCGGCCGAGACTTGAGCGGCGAGCTCGTCTTGGGTCAAATATAACACCTCGACGCCGCGGCCGATGTTAGGATCAGCAACATAGGCGTTGAAATGAATAGATACGTCGAGCCGATCCTTGGCCGGGAATTTGTTGTGCTCGGATACTAAATAGTGGAGATTGTCTGATTGATTGGTGCTCACATCGTCGTGCACCTGGCTCACGTCATAGCCGTTAATGGTGAGCCAATCGGCCACCTCGGCGACAACGCGGCGTGCCTCGTCCACTTCGTCGAGCCCCCACGGCTCGGGACCGGAAGCGCCGCGAATTTTCAAGCCGTGACCTGAGCTGATGACGATCTTCATTGGTGTACCTTGTCCTGAATTTCGGTCGGCGTTTCCATCACGCACAACGAGCCGCCGACGTCGAACTGAATTAGCGCCGAGCTCCGTGGCGCGCAGTGGTGATCGGGCGCGCGTATGGTCCGTATGTGCGTGCTCTCGACATAGATCGCCTTACCATCCGGCGTATGCAGCAAAATGACAACGCATAGGATCGCGGCATTCATCGGATCGGTACATGGTGAATAACATGGTGTGTGATCTCGCCAGTTGCCGTGTGATGAATAATGACGGTATGGGCATGGCAATGATGATGTGTCGGATCACAGTGATGGCCGCCGCCAGGATTGGCAATGCGATTGATCGCCGACAATACGTCTTGCTGATAGGCCGGATCGGTGTCGGCCTGGCCGTGCCATTCGTTGCGATAGATTTGGCGCAGATAATGCGGATTTCCGCCCCAGGTCTGACAACCGAGGCCTAGGGTTTTCCAACATGACGCATAGGTGTTTTGCGCCAACACATTCGGCGTCAAGCTTGGGCTTCCGCCACACCAGATACTGGGTTGCATGCCGATAACAGCAATGGGACGGCGGCCGTTGAAGGCTGTGCCGATAAGTGTGGTTGAGTTGGCACCACAGGAGTACCCATAGACGACAATACGAGTTCCGCGAGGGGTTGCTGAAATTTCATTGGCCACTTGCTGGGTATAGATATAGTCATAGAGTCGTACTTCCTGCACATTGGGAATGGTCCTTGCTTGCGCAGCGATCTGATCGATGCCGCCGCTCCAGCGATCCGGTCCCCAGCCATAGAAGCCCCAAACCCGCGTACCGGCCTCGGCCGGCCAGGCCAAGCATGCCAACATCAGCGCGGTAAATAAGCGTTTCATTTTTTCTCTTGCTGCGCTTCCTGTAGCTGGCGCTTGAGCTCGGCATTCTCTTTCTGCAATTGCTCGAGCGATTGCGCCAATTGGTTCACCGCCTGGTCAACGGCAATTGCGATCTGGCTCGGCGACAGTTGCTGCGCCAGCGCCGGTGTTGTCAGCAATAGCAACGCGAGAAGTGTTCTCACATGATTACCCAATTCGAGCCGTTGCATACGACGGTCGCAAAGTTGGTGCCGCCGCCGGCATAAGTCGCATTGAATGTTGGCGCAGCATTGTGATCGGATACGGCGGCGCGATAGCCTTTGTTGCCGCCGCCGCAAGCTGGCAATGGCAAGCCGCCTGTTGCATAGAGTATACCGGCGCCCCATTGCGCGGCGACTAGCGTCCCTGATGTATTGGCAAACGTTCCATTCCCGAGTTGCACAACACCGGCCGCACTTCGGCTCAATCCAGTATCAATCGCACTCGTTATCGCATCGCTAGAGGACCACCCTAACACGACAAAGCCATCGACATTTACCGAGTTGTTGTTGATGCCGACATAGTTTACTGCGCCATTGGCGATGCCAAAATTATTCGTTGAAGTGTCGCCGGAATTGAACGCGATCATGGACCAAAGATTAGTGCCGTTTGGTTGAGTGATAGCAAACCCTGCTTTGAAACTAGAAGCATCACTATTATTGACGGTTATCAGATTATAGTTGCCGGTGCCTGAGCCGGGATCGCCTGTTGCAGTAATCATTCTCACTGCGCCGGTTACGGCCGGCGAGTTTACGCAAGGCGGACAGCCGGTCAGGATCGAAGCAAGACTGAGCGTCATGCGCCCACTAACATCAATAGTAGCAATGTTATCAGGACCAAGATTTGCCAATGAAAGTTGAAACATTGGCGTGTTAGCCGGCGCGGCAATCCAATTAAGCAAGGCACCGATCATCGGGCCGCCTGTTTGCAGCGGTCCAATGTTCCACGTGTTCTCAAAATAGGCCGAGACACCACCGCTACTCTGCCCACCTGAACTCGATTGAAAAGTTATTGGATTATTTAAGACATTCGGAATTGTTGTATCCACGGTGTAAGTAACGCCAGCGACGAAGCCAGCACAGCCGCCGATGGGTCCAGTCAATGGTCCCGTTGTTAGGAAAAATGAACCATAGGTGGCTGTTGCCGCCCCCCCGACATAATAGGTCACGCCTGGAGTAATGCCGGTTGAACAAGTTGGTAGCGTGCCGGAATTGGCTTGAAACTTGACGCCCATGCCGGGAATGAGGCCGTGATGATCAACGTCAGTCCGAGAGCCAGCATTCATGCCTGTTGGCGCGCCGCCGGGATTGGCGACAACGCTCGTGAATGTACCGCTTGCAACATAATAAGTTGCGCTCTGGCAAAATGCGTAACTAGTCGAAAGCTGAAACTGACCGGCGGAAACATTGCAAGCGTAATAGGTCGTCGTGTTGTTCAATGTGCCAAGCGAAGCGCCGGTCAACACAATCGCCTGGCCGTTATAGAAACCATTGGTCGCCGTAAATACAGCGGTGCCGCCGGCGCCGGTGTTAGCAACAGCGGTTACAGTGGCGGCCGGCGCCGAACCGGGGATGCTGGTTTGCAATCCAATGAAGCCGCCGCCGGTATTGGCCTTGCCCTGATCGGCCGCAATGATGATGCCGCCGCCCTGGCCGACGCGAGTGCCGCCGGTCTGATTGCCAATAAAGAAACCGCCTTGCTGAAAACCGATATTGCCGCGAACAAAATTCACGGCGCCTGGGATCGCATCCTCGATGCGATACAGGTTCAGACCGCCAAATAAATTCGTGCCGGTGATGCCTTGCGGTGTTTGTGCCTTGCCGGCGATGCCAAGATAGGTGTTACCGTTGGCGTCGATGGTATCGCTAAAGAGAACCGCATAGGTATTTGCTGCGCCCTGACCAATCGCCAGGTAAGCCGTGTTGTTAGTATCGAGCCCCTCGGCAATGCGAGCGGTGGTGTCCGCTGTTAATTTCCATGTCGTGGTCGGCACGCCACCCGAGCCACCCGAACCGCTATAGAGAAACGCGGTATTGCCGCCAAGCGCGCCGCCGGTGTTGAATTGAATGGAAGTGTTACTTCCTGCCGCCGCGCCGCCGCCGGTGCCGGTACAGGCGCCCCAACCGATAACGCCGGAAATAACCGTGAGGCATTGACCGTTGCTGCCGATCGGCAACCGCGCCAGCACATTGCCGGTGCCGGAATTGTAGTAACTATCGCCGAGCGCATCTCCGCCCAATACGAATGCCGGCGAATTAAAGGTCTGCGTTGCTGACCAGGTATTGGCGTGCGCCGGGTTGAGCGAAGCAATTACATTGCCGGTCGTCGGCGCGATCGTCAGGGTGCCGTTGCTGTTGCTGACCGAGGTTACAAACGTCAGCCCGAGATTAGCGAGCGTCGTGCAGGTAGGATTAAGTCCACTAGCGTCAAAGCCGAGCAATGCACTTTGACAATTCACCGGCAACGGCAACAGCCCGACAGTGTTGCCGGGCTGTGACATCAGCGCCCGGCCGGTCACATCATTAGTCTTGTCCCAAATTTCGCGGTTCTGCGAAATGATGTCGGTTAATGCCTGGTTAAAATCACGCGCCGCCACGCCACGATTTTCGGGAAATTGCGTTGTTCGGCGTGGCCGCCTGGCGCCGACAATTTGCACGGTGCCGGTCGTTGGGCTGTTGAAGGTTAAAACCGCATCAGTAATCGGCCGCGGAATGCTCGACAGCGATCCGGTCGGGCTCGTGATGGTATAGCCCGAGCTGGGTTGCAATACGCCATTGAGCCAAACCTCGAGCCAATTGCCGTAGTCGGTGCCGTCGCCGTAGAGCGCAAAGCCGACGGCGCATGCACATGTCGAGCTTGAGATCGAATACGACGTTCGCCGCTCGGTGTCGGGCAATGCTGGCACCGCCGGCGGCGCCTGGGCGAGCGCCGGCGACAGCGAAAGCGCAAGACATGCGGCGAGAAGCATCCGGCGCAGCATGGGCGCGAGCCTATCGCGCGAGCTGGCGCTGGCAACGCACCGTTATTGCAACCCCGGCAATGCCGGCGGGCCGCTCGGTGCCATCTCGCCCCTAGGCCACCAATAGCCGGTGCCGCCCTTGCGCTCGGCGGCCCGATTGGATCGGTCAAAACTCTGGCGATAGTCGGGATCGAGCAGGGTTTGCAATTGGTCCCATAGCAAGCGATCGATTGCGGTCTTAGTGTACCAAGTTTCCGGCGTCCAGCGCCGCAATGCCCCGAAGATCTGATTGCCTGGCCCGGTGCTGGTGCGCTGGCCCTCTTGATCAAACACCTCGTGCTTGAGCGGCGACAGTGCGGCGCCGGCAATGTCACCGACCAGGCCGCCGACCGGGCCGCCCAGGAAGCCGGCCGCTGCCGTGCCGCGTTGTTCGCCGCCGAGGGCTTCGGACAACAGGTCGCCGTAGATGCCGCCGCCGCCACCCTTGGCAAAGGCGCGAACCCAAAACATCGGATCGTTCATGTCATGCGGATTTTTGCCGGCGAGGATCTCGGCGGTTTGCAGCGACACCGCGCCGGCGCCAAGGCTCAATAACGTGAACGCGAGGCCGCGCTTGATCCGATCCGATCCACTGCCTTCATAGAGGATCCGCATCAAATGCGTTCCCATGCGCTCGAGCCCGAATTGCTTATATTGCATGACGCTAAATCGCGCTTCACCGGTCATGGTGCCGCGCTCGGCGCCGCCGACGGCAATGGCGCGCGTGCGCGCGTCGGGCTGATGCGCGATATAGCTCGAGCGTTCGGCGACCATGCGTTGCAAGCGCTCGGATAGCTCGCGATCGACCTTGGTGAGCTCCGGCAGATTGACATACTTGGCGCCATTCTCGGCGATGTCAGGCGCGATGTTTCTGATCTTGTCCCATTCCGCCGCCGTGACGCCGTACTGCATCAGCAAATTCTCGCGGGTGTTAATCGGCAATTTGTCAAACGGCAACTCGGCAAAGTCGGCGAGCTTGTGAAAATAGGAAAGTTGCGCACCGAGCCGAATATTTTTTGTCCACCAATTGGCACCGGTCATCTTGATTACGAAATTTGGCACCATGCGCGCCATGCCCGACACGTTAAGCTCGTCCTCATAGCGGCGATAAGAATTCTGCATAAAATCCTGATAGGAATGCGCGGCAATCTGTAGATGCGCCGCCTCCTGGCGCGTCATATCGCCGTAAAAAATATGTTTGAAAACATCGATCGCCGACATGCCGTCGTGATGCGCGCCCACAAACACCATGGCACTGTCGGACGGAACGATGCTGACCGGCAGATTGCGCAACGCCGCGGCACCGACTACCTGCCGCGCGCCGGCCATGCGCCGCGCCCAAACCTCATTGGCAACCGGCTCGCCGCGGCCGCTGACCATTGCAAAAGTCTTGCGTGCCGTGTTCTCGCTAGAAAAAATGCGCAGCGGCCCAGTAAGCGCCTCTTTGGGGTTTTTCTCTTTCGCCAACCGGATCAATGCCTCGAATGCCGCTTGCGGATTTGAGCCCATGATTTCATGCAAGGCGATGTCATGGGCCATATGATCCATGTGCCGATCGAGCATCGCCATCAGTTCGTTGCCGACGCCGTATTTGGCTTGCAACCGTAAGAAGCTATCGGCGCCGGCCTTGCTCGGTTGAAACTCAAAGGTTCGCATTTCCTTGGCGAACGGCACGTCGCCGCCGCCGTTGAATTTAATGTCGGCATAAGCCTTTTTCAGAATGTCCTCGTGGCGTGCCGGGTCGGCGTAGAAGCCGGTGCGCGCCGGCGCGAACAGCGTCGCCGCGCTCGGCGGCTCGCCTTTGTCGATCAGTTTCAGGCCGCCGTTGTCGATCTCGGCGAGAAAGTCTTTGACAAATTCCGCCTCGCTGAACTTGCCGACGCGCCGGCTCTCCCAGGGTTGCGGCGTGAACCAGTTTTCATTTTCTGTGAAGATCCGGCCGGCTGCCTTGGCGCGCGACATGCCGTCTTTGATCATTTTATTCCAGCCGGCGGCTACTGCCTTGGCCGCCTTGTTGCCGGTATCGATGCCGCGGATCTCATAAATCAAATCTTTTGCATTGGCGGTGCCGGCGCCGGTGAATTTTTCGAGCTCGGGGCCGAGCATGGCGTGAAAGCCGCGACTGATCACGTTCGCGTTGCTGTCGACGCTGCCGCGCCGAAAAATCGGATGCTCGGGATCGGTGCGGCGGAGTTCGGCTAGGCGGTTGTCGCCGAGTAGCGTATCCTTGGCAAATAGCGCATTGATGCCGAGCATGCCGCCGCGCGGATCGTCAATGATGCGGCGCTCGTTGTCGCGCCAAGCCTTCACGTCATGCCCAATCCGCAATTGCTGATCGGCCGCTTTCTCGCGCAGTTTCTTCGCCGCCTCGAGCGCCGCGGCGGCGTCGGCGCCGGCCGGCCCGATGCTTTTGGTGTATTCGGCTTGTGAGCGCCGAAACATATCGAGCGCCTGATTGCCGACCGCCTCGCTAATGACGCGGGTGGCCACGAGCTTGCCGATGCACTCAGACACGTTAGCCATCAGGCGGCCTCAGGCGCCGCACATGCGGCGAGTTGATCGGCGGCGATCTTCATGCCGTCAATGTCTGACATGGCCTTGGCAAAACTTTGCGGATGTCCCATCGCGTCTAAAAACATGTCCGGCATTTTTTCCGGCGCCGGTCCGAACAATTCGCCGGGCTCCTCCTGCGGCATGCCGGCGCGCAGCGGGCCGGCGCGTGCTGCCGCGAGCTGCCGCGCCGATGGCTCCATACCGGGCATGATCGCTTGCGGTCTGCCTTCGGCGCCAGGCTCGTAAGCGCCCACCTCGGCGCTGATACTGGGCCCTGGTTTTTGCCGGGCGGCCGCGATTGCGTATTTTACGTCTTGCTCGCCGGCGTCAATGGTGGCGGCGTCACGAGGTTCGGCGGCAAGTCCGTGGTCGATAAGCTCTGTCGTGTTTTCGCTGCCAACATGGCCCGCGCCTCGCTCGAGGCTATCTGCTGCGCGAACGAGATCGCCTGACGCATGAAGCTCGCGGACAGCGCCGACGAACTCGCGGGTTGCGCTTGCATATCCGTCGGTCCTGGCTTTGCCGGCGGCGGCACGGAGGGCGTCGGAGATTGGCCCGGCGCGATTGGCGAGGGTTTGGAGGATTTGAAGCGCTTGACCATCGGCGATTGCCCTTTGTTCGTTGATGTCTTTGGCCAGCACGTTGCCGGCGCCTTCTAAAGTTTCGGCCTCTTTGACCAATGTACCAAAAACCGCTTTGTCTTTGCGCAAGGTTTTCAGCGCGCGATCGAGTACCTTGGCGCGCTCGAGATAGAGGCTTTGCGCCACCTCTTGGTCGCCGAATAGCGAAATCTGCTTGCCGGCCTCGGCCTTTGCCATGCCGGCCTCGATGCCCTGGCGGGTGATCGCCTCGGCTTGCACCGCGTTTGCCGGATCGGTCTTGGCGAGCAATTGAATAATTGCTCTTTGCATGTCGGCATCCGCCGGCACCAGGCGGCCGACGATCGCCGCATAGTTCGCCGGCACCACATCGTTGACCACCATGCCGAAAGCATCCGGCGACAGGTTGACCAGGCCGCGCGCCTGGCGCACCAGCTCGGAGCGCGGCGGCAGATCGCCGGCCATTTCGGGATGATCGCGGATCACTTTGGCGGCGTCGATCGCGGTGCCGGTGCCCTGCGAAATATTGGTCAGCGCCGCGATCGCGCGGGCTTTTTCCGGCGTGTAGCCTTCATCTTCGCGCAATGTGTAGGCCATCAGTTGCGGATTTTGTGCCGGATCCTCTTGCGCAATGCGCCGCGCCAGGCCGAGCCGTTGATGGCCGTCAACGATCCACGGCTTGCCGGCCTTGTCGATCCAGACAATCGAGGTGCCGGCCTTGATCGGATCCCAGGTCTTGACGTCTTTCAAGCGTTCGCTAACGCCGGCCTCGTCGGTGCCGGCCTTGAATTGGAATTTGTTGGCGTCAACGCCGAGCTCGAAAGGCGAGAACGTCGCCAGGCCATGCGGCAGCGGCGTTTCGATCGGCAGCAGGTCGCCGGCGTCAAGTCCTTTCGGTCGGATCTCCACGGCCTGGCCCATGCGCTGCGCGATGGCGGCGGCTTCCTGGCGGCCGACATAACGTCCTTTGTTGGTGGTAAAGCCTTCATCAAAGCGCGGCCGACTGCCGACTGCCGTGCGCGCGTTATAGGCTTCCTCGTATTTCATGCCGAGATCTTTGGCGGCGCGGTCGTACATATCGACGTGCATCACATTGGGCGCCGAATAAACCTTGGCGGTGTCGCGATCGCGAACCGCAACGCCGGTGATGCGCTCGGGCGATGGTGAAACCCAAGCCGGGTATTTTAGCCACTCATCATCAAATATTTTCTGCCCTTGCGCCGATGCCTTCTCAAACTTCGCCACATCGGCCGGATCTTTGCTGTCCTTAAGCCGCTTTACGCTGTCATATATTTCATGTGCGGCGTCGCTTACCTTGGCAGTCGGCGTCGGGTGTAATTGCACCTCGACCGAGGTGCCATCGCCGAGCGCCATTTGCATGTGCCGCGCCCGATAGCCATTCTTGCCGGTTTCGAGAAAATTATCGTCCTCGAGCACCGCTCCGGTATCGTGCAAGCGTTGCGCGAGTTCGCTTAATGCTTCGCGCGTATCGGCGATAAAGCGGGCGCCGATATAATCTGGAATGTTATTGGCGGGAATGCCTCTTTTGGCCTGGGTTTCAACCTTTACCAAAAGTCCCGACGGTCCCTCAAGCTTCTTGACCCTGGAACCGTAGTAACGCGCGCCGGGAATATCGGCCGCCATATGGGCCAAACGCTCGTCAATCAACGGTTTGTTTAGATTTGCTCGCTCGTGTAAAGCATGGACATCATTAGTTCCCTGCAATATATTTTTATTGGAGGGTGCATCGATGTCGCCTAAATTGAACTCGCCAAACATTCTCGTCGGGCCGGTCGTCGCCAGTGGATCGATCGCGCGATTGATCAAAGAACCCAACGGTTCGGCGCGTTTTGAAATTTGGAGGGGTGGCGTCGGATGGACTGAAGCGCCAGAAGGCTCGATGATGCTTTCCGATTTCATGCCCGGCCATACCCGGCCGGTTTCCGCCAAGGACGCCGCCCGCGAGGGCATGCCCATATCCGAAATCTGACTTTTCTCGAGCTTCACCGGCATTGCGCGCCAGCCGTAATTCGTCGCGGCGGTCAGCGTGCCATTGCCGTCGAGCACCAGATATTTGCCATCGGGTAACGGGCGCACCGTGATCGGCGCCCGCCGGCCGATCTCGCCGGCGGCTGATGCGGCCATGCGCTTCGCGCCATTGGCGGCGCCTTTGATATTTTCTTCTGGCGTCTTGCTCGAGATCAAATCCTCGATCGGCACCATCCGAGTATGCTCATCGAGTTTGAAATAGAGCTCGTGCTGTTCCGGCAATGTCGTCGGCGCGGCGCCTTTGTCGATCTCGGCAAGCGATCTCGGCTCGGCATGCGGGGGAACGGTGGCCAGCTCGCGCTCAAGATCGGCACGCGCCGCCGCTTGAAAATCCGGCGCATGGATGTCGGCAACCGGCGTAACAGGTATTGGCATGCGCTCGGGCGCGCGCTCGAGCGGCGGCATCGCGTCGGCAACTTGGCGCGGGCTCATTTGCATGTCGCGCAGAATTTTTTGTGCCTCGTCCGGCGAGGCATCCATCAGCTTGTCGGCAATGCGCCCGGCTTCCTCCATCGGAATGTCGTCATAACCATGATTGCGGGCATGGTCGTAAACATCGAGAACAAGCTTTTGCTTTCTCGCTTCGGCCTCGGCCTCGAGCGCGGTGCGCTCGAATGGCAGCTCAGGCGCCGGCACGGTCGGGATCGGTCGCTCGGCGGCGACGGTCGCCGCTTTGGCATCCAAACGCGACGGCTCGATCGGCGCCAGGTTGGCGGCGTGCGCGGCCTCGAGCTCGGGCGTGATGTGCTCGGATACGTCAACCGGCCGCCTGGCGAGAATGTCGTTGCTGGTTTTGGCTAATGCTTGTTCGTGTGCAACCGCACCGGCGGCGCCGGGATAAATGTTGGAGTTGATGACATTGGCTTCGCTGGAAACGATGTTGCCGGCGTCCTTCACCGATGTCGGCCAATCCGGTCCTCTGAGCCGGTCCCACACCGCGGCAAGCCGGCTAATGACCGGCCGGGCAATTGCGCCGGCGAGCGGCGCCGCGGCGCCGCCAAGCGCACCGAAGCCGGCGGCCTGGGCAATGTCCAAATAGGGTTCGGCAGTGGCCAGGTAGCCAGGTTTTACTTGCGCTTGATATGGCGCGGCGAGCGCCGTGCCGGCCAGGGCAGCGCCGCCGGTAACGGCGCCCCACCGCATGGCGCTTGCCAGGATGCCGAGCTCGGCCTCGGGCGCGATCGGCAGCGCCATCAAGTTGATCGGGTCGGCGGTGCCGGCGGCCAGGCCGCCAAGGATCCGGCCAACGGTTGCATAAGGCTGGCGCGGCCGATCCAATGTTGCCTCAAAATCGGCGTCGGCCTGGCGCCGCTTAGCATTGCCATTTTCCGACAATTGCTCGGGCGTCAATGGTTCGAGCTCGAGCTCGGGGTTTTCGTGCTTGAGTTTGTTTACCTTGTCATTGGTTTGCCTGAGCAGAGCTTGCGCCGACAAAGCGTCGCCGGTTACTGGATCGGTGTATTGATCGGGCCGAATATCGTCGCGGCCGGTCATCGTCTTGACCTTGGCGAGATAGTCGTCAAGCGCCGACATGCGATCGTTTTCGCCGATGTAATCCTGGGCGAACAACGTATTGCGCGACCAGGCTGCATGTGCGAGATCGCCGAAAGTCGTCGGCAGACGATCACCGCTAGTGTCGAGCGCGGGGTTGATCGCTTGCTCGCGATTTTGCCAAAGACCTTCCATCAGCCGCGGATGCCTATTGTGGGCGGTTGGTAATGCTCGTCAAAACGTGGTTGCGGTGGGCCGCGCGATCCTGGCGCCAGTGGCGCCGGCGGCGGCGATGCTGGCCCCGGCATTGCCGGCGACGTATAACCAAATTCCGTGAATGGCGTGTATCCGGTTTCGGCAAAGGCCGGCGTCGCCGGCGGCTTGCGTCCACTCAGGTCGAGCTCAAAACGCCGCACCGGGGCGCCTGGCGCGTCGCCCCATCCGCTATAAGCATAGATCGGTTTTTCGGTGTTGGAAAAATTGACGAGGTATTTTCCCGCGCCGGTTGCCTCAAGCCGGCCATAGCGGCGCAAATAGTCGGCCGTGATTGGCTCGCCACTTTTTGACGTGACACCGGCGAGTTCGGTATCGGTAATACCGCGCATTATGCTATCAAGTTGCGTCTGCGTCATGCCGGGCGTCGGCGCGATCATCTTCGCGCCGCCATGACTCAAGATGCCGCCGGTCACGTCCTCGACCGCCTGGTTGACAAGCTTCGGATTATAAATTGCGCCTTTGGCCTTTGGGTCATTCGCCGCTAGATAGGCATAGCGCGCCTTGATCATTTGCACCGTGGTCGCATAGTTACCGCTCGGATTGGTGCGCCCTTCCAAATCAAACGTCGTCGGCGGTAGCGCGTTGATCACATCAACGTTAAAGCCCTCCGTGCCCCCCGACTTCGGCTCGAATGCTTTGAGGATGCTCTCGTCGTGGCTCATCAGTTGCAAGCCGGCCATGATTGATTTGCCGAGCTCGGGCCTGGTGTTCATCATGGCGCCGGCCGATGCCTCGGCCAGCATATTCTTGTCGCCCTTGGCGATCTTCTCGAATGTCGGGCCGCGCACGTCCTCGGGCAGCGTGGCGAGCATGCCCCATACCGCGGTCTTGACGCCGAGATCGGGATTGGCGAGCGCCTGTTGCACGCGGTCAACGTCGGCTTTGCCGAGCGCCGCGACCGGCGCCACGCCGTAATTGTTAGCGATACCTTGGGCGATCTGCGCTCGCATCGCCAAGCCGTTTCGAAATTGTTGCGGATCAGCGAGATTGAGCGGCGGCGGCGTTTTCCATTTGTCGGGGAACCGCGTCACCGCAAGCGAGATCGCATTATCCTTTAATTCTTTCTCAGTTTTTTCGGTGATGGCCTCGAGCTGTTTGAGGATCATATCGGCGCCGACATAATCCTTGCTGCCGATCTCCAATTGCCGGCGCATTTCGGTTTCGGCGTAGCGTTGCTCGTCGAGCGGCAATTGCTTAATCTGATTTACGTAGTCGATGGCATGCGCCAGTGCTTCGGCCTTGGCACCGAGCTCAACGTTATTCGTTTCCTTGGCGGCCTCGATAATGTCGTCAAGCGCGTGAATGTCGGGTACACCCTCGCCCTTATCAAAATCGGCTTTGACCGCTTTGAGCTGTTCGGTTGCCGTGGTTTTGATGGTGGCGTCGCGATTGGCAATTTCCCAGGAGCGGCCGCCTGGGCCGCCCGAGCCGTCGGATGATTTGCCTTCATAGAGCGAGCGCGCCAGCGCCATACGCTGCGCGGTGTCGCGGCCCTCACCGCGTTCAAAGGATTGCGCAAAAACCCTGGCCGCCTCCTCGGGTGTGGTGGCGGCACGAAGAAGGCCGCCGGCAACGCTTTCGCTTGACTGCAATTCGCGATGGGCAAATTCAATTTGCACTTGCGGATCTAAATAACCTTTGCCCTGCGAGGCGGCATAGTCTTTAAGCTGTTGCAGCCGTTCGCCGCGCCATTGAAACAAACCGACCGCACCCTGGCCGCCGCCGGCGGGATTAAACGCCGTCGGCCGCAACGAACTCTCATACACTGCGCTTGCCGCCATGCCGGCGGCTTGCTCGCGCGAATAGCCGAAACGATTGACCAGCGTATCCATCATATCGCGCGCCGCCGTGGCGCCGACTAGCGCGTGCCGCGTCATGTTCATTTCGTGCAATGGCAAACGGGCAAAATCGTCGTGCAAATCCTTGTGGCGAAAAGCATTGTCAACCGCAAGCACGCCGCGCGGGTTGTTCAATTTTTCAAACGTGTTTCGCAGTGCCCAAATTTCGCTCGGCTCAACACGGTCGCCATTGGCAACGCGATCTTTCATCTCGTCGAGCGCGGCGCGCGCTTCGCTGACGTCCTGCTTACGGATTGCCTCGTTGACACGGAGCTCGCTCAAGGCATGGCTGTTGTATGCCTGGCGTTGTTGTTCGGTCAGTCCGCCATAATCAGGATTTGTAAGAACGTCTTTGGCTTCGTCGGCGGCGGCCTGGTAGCCCTTGTCTTTGTAAACCTGATCGATGTGATAGAGAAAACGCTGCCCGCCGAGTTGGCTTTGTAACTCTTGAAGATCGTGGGCGCGTTCCTCCTGGGTATAAGCCAGGCGCGGATTGGCGGCGCGCTCCATCGACAGTGAATTATATTTGTCGATTGCCGCACGGAATGCCGGATCGCTTTGCGGGCAACCCGCGCGTGCACATGCCATCAAGTCGTTAGTCGCGCTCTCCTGGCCGGCCTTCATAGAATTTTCGGCATGCACCAGATCGAGCCGTTCTTTTTCGTTCAACAAACCGCGATAGGTCAGTGTCGTAGTGTTGTCGATGGCCTGGCCGACCGATTGCGCAACCTCGGGGCCGGCGGCCGCCTGGTATTGCTGCACCGTCTTGTCTTTGAAATTTCGCGCCGCTTCCTGATAGCCTTGCGGGTTGTCGCGGAATTGCTCGCGCAGTTCGAGATCGGCGCGCTTGGCGTCGCCCTCGCCTTGCGCCAGCGCCGCCACCTTGACGGCGCGCGCATAGGCGGCGCCGGCGGCGCCGAAGATCGGCATGCGATCCACTTTGATGTTGCCATCGGCGTCGCGCGTCACCGCCTCGTAGCCGGCGCGTTCGGCGAGCGGCTTGGCCACGGCCTCGAAACTTTCGCCGAGTTTGTCGAGCGCACGGCCGAGCCGTTGATACGGCGCCGCCACCTCGCCGGCGGAAATTTCCGAGCGCGGTTCTTGTGAACTGACAACCTCGCTCGGTCGTATGGTGGTTTCTTCTGGCATTATGCGGGCATCATCAAACCAGACAATCCCTTGGCGACGTCGGCGCCCATTGCAATGTCGCCGGCCAATAAAGCGTTGCTGGCGGCCGAGCGTTCATAGGCGGCCTGGGCCTCGTCCATGCGCGCTTGCTGCATGATGTTTTCGACGGTAATTTCCTTTTTCATGCCGAGCTGCGCCTCCATTTCGCCGCGCACCGCGGCGCCGGTCGGCGAGGTCGGATCGGTGTGCGCGGCGGCGCGCACCGCATCGACATGGCCGAGCGTGATGGTGAGGTTGCGCGCCATCTGCGCATTGACTTGCTCGGCCTTGAGCCGGCCATGCACCGCGGCATCCTCGAGCAATGACGCCTTGAATTTCTCGCCGGCGGCCTCGCCGCTGGAAGAAAGATAATCGCCGTATGCACTCAAGCCGGCCGATGCCAGCGACATGCCGCTGGCGGCCGGTCCTGCTGCCGATGCCTTTGAACCTTGGCCCATTAGATCGTGACCTCGATGCCCATTTCGTGAATTAACAAACTGCCTGGCGTGTCCTTGATCACCGCGACCCGCGGATCGAAGGCGCGACCGACCGGGCGCCAGCGTTGCACCTCCTCGCGCAATGGCGGCGGCTGTGTCGCGTCGTCGTCCATGTTCCATGTCGGGATCCGCCGAATGTTCATTGTCGTGCCGAGCGGCGGCGAGATCCGCGTCAGCGGCCCGGCAAACAATCGCGCCATCACGAAGCCGGTCGATTGCGACACATTGAGTCCCATGTGCGAAACGCGGCGGCGCAATAATCGCTGTTTCATGCTCTGACCTGGCTGTGCGCCGGGAATGAACGGCTCGAGCGTCGCGATCCACGGCTCGCCGGCGACCAGTTGCGGCGAGCTCAAATTCTCGCCGCCGATGAATTGCGGAATAATAAACCCGTTCGCATCGACGCTATATGTGTCCATAAAGCGCGTGCCGAGATCGATCAGCGTCACGGTGCTATTCGGGCCGGGAAATTTGAATAGCGGTCCCTTGCCGCCTGGCGGCGCGAACGGCGCCGGCAGATTGTTAACCAGCAAAGCGCCGTCGAGGTATTGGGTGGTGTCGAGGCGTTCAACGATGCTGACCGGCGTCACCGCATTGGGCGCATAGCTGGTCGTGAAAATCACGTCGGCCTGACGCGCCGCCACCCATGACACGGTGCCGCCGCCGCTCCACGGCAACCAGCCGACCGCCGGCTTGCCCTCGGGGCCGGGCTCGATCAATCCCTGCCGCATGGCATAGCGGCCGACGACCAGGCCGCCGTTTGCCAACGCAATATAAAAATAGTTTTCCTCAAATTGCGTGGTGCCGGATGGAATAGCGATGGCGATGGCATTCGATGCCGTGAACAAATGCGAGTGCATTTCCGAAATGTGATCGACGATATAGGGGCGATAATAAGCGCCGGGGTTCTGCACTGCCCCGACCATTGCGCCGCCGGCCTTGAGATAGATCACCGATTGCTCGGCGCGGCGCGGCTGGACATTCGGCACGATGCCGTAATCGGACAGTTTTTCAAATTCGACGCTGCCGGGCTCGAGCGGCTTGGCAGCAACGCCGCCGATGGGAATGTAGTAAATCGCGCGGTCGGTAAAAACAAATTCCGAGCTCTCCATGCCGGCAATCACATAGAACACTTGCGAGTTGTCGGGCGCGAGCTCGAAGATCGCGTTATCGGGCAACGCCGCAACATAGAGATCGGTGGGTAGATTGATTGCCGACCAGGCGATACCGCTTGGTACCGGCGGAAAATTGCAAAAACCGAGCCGCGATTGATCGGCAAACACCGAGCTCGGAAAACCGCGAAATTGGTTCATAACCTCGTCGTCCCAATCGGCGACCGCCTGGGGCGCGATGACACTGCTGCCGCTCAATTGGAAACTGCCAGAAGGCCCGACCGCGCTTTCACTGCCGCTGAATTGGATCACGTTGTCGGAGGAACCAACCGGAATTAACTGCACGGTGATTGCGCTCGAACCGAGCGTCGTGACGGTAAACGGCGTAAAGGTGCCGAGCGGCCCGGTTACGGCGTCGGTGCCGGTAAAGCCAGAACCGGCGGTGACGTTGACGGTGAGCCAAATCCGATAAAACGTCTGATCAAAATAATAGCTCGAGCCGGTAACAATGCCGGTGGTGGCGGACGGAGCTCCGGTCAAAGTATTGCCGACGCCGCCTGGCGTGATGTAACCGGCGCCGCTTTGAAACAACAACACTTGCGTCAGCGAGCTCGCGGTAACAATGCCTTGGGCGCCGGAAACGCTGCCGATCAGAATGTCGCCGATATTGATCTGTCCGTGCAGCGTCGTGTAATTGAGCGTTTGGCCTGGCGGCAACGGCTCGTTGACGGTCGCAGTGCCTGTGGTCGGACTGGAAACGCCGGTGATAGTCAATTGCCGGCCGGCGAATGCCAATCGCGTGCCGATCATGCCGGCCGACAGGATCGCAGTTGAAAACGTGATGTTGATGTTTCCAGTCACCGCGCTCGGCAACAGCGTCGTATTGGGCGGCGAGATGCGATAGAACGGCGTCCGCTTCTGTCCGCTATATTCCACGGTTTCGACAAATGGCTGTAGGGTCCATGTCGAAACGCCGTCGAATGACAAGACTTGCGGCACGTTGTTGGGGCCGCCGTCGGGATAGGCGATATAGATGGCGCGCGAGATCTGCGCCCAGGTGATGCCGCCGAGCGTCGGCGCGGTCCACGGAATGGCAAAGCCGGCATCGGTCGGAATGCGGTGAAAAGTAGTCGCGTTAAAGACCTGGGCGCCGGCGGAATTGAAAATCGACAATGAGCCGGCGGCGAAATTGATAAAGAACACGGCGCCGCCCGGCATTGCCAATTCCTCGGTGCGTCCCGATGCCGGGAACAGCGCCGAGCGGCCTGGCCGATTGCTTAAAGCCTTTGACGACAGGATGCGCCAGTTTGCCATCTGCCTGGCGCCGGCCTTCATCGCCGGGATCTCGTCGGCGCGTTTGACCGATTGATCGAGCTCGCCGGCGGAAAAGTCGCGCTGCGCGTTAATGACTTTTGGGATCGCCATGCGCGGCCCCTATTAGCCTGGGATGCTGCCCGAGCCCGAGCCCGAGCCCCATTGATTGATGCCGATCGGCGGCCACGGCCGGCGAATCCGGCGCACGGCGGTAATGCGACTGTTGAAAAATTGCCGCTTCGGTTTTTGCTGGTCGTAACGTGTCCGCGCCATCTGCAAATATTTTTCGGCGGCCAGCCATTCTTTTTCCGCCGCTGCAAGATCCTCGTGGCCGCTTTGATAGATCGCCGAGGCAACAAAATGTTTCAGCGCCAGCACCAGCGTCGGCGTGCCGTTGGTCATGTCCATCAGGGCGCCGGAATTAGAAGCGTAACGCAGTGTCACTTGCGCCGGCGTCACCGGCGGCACCGGCGGCGGCGGGCCGCCTTGCGAATTGATGACGATCACCGGGCCGGTCGGCGTGCCCTCGATTTTCCACAGCGCCAAGCGCGGCGCATTGGAAAACACCGGATCGCCGAGATTAATTTTCACCCATACGACATGTATGCAATCCGGCGGCAACGGATAGGCAGTATCAAAATCGGTATCCTGCGGCGGCGTCGGCGACGGTTGCAGCACGATCGTCAACATGGCAAAGCCCCAGGAGTGGCTTTCCATGACGTAGGCTAGGGCATCGTCATAGGCCGCCGAGGTTTGCCGCCATTCGTCCGAGCCGTCATTGGCGACGGCAATGCCGTTGTCCCCGGTAATGTCGAGGGCGTTGTTGATGATTTGCAGTTTATTGAGCGGCCAGGGAAACGCCATGGTGCGAGGCTCGCGCTAGGCGCTCGAGCCGGCAACGCACCGTTACCTATGACGGCTTATTACCGGGGATCACATCGAGGTAGCCCGGTCCGGCCAGGAATGTCTTGTTATAGACCGCCGGCCCGATTGTGGGCGGCGCCGGTATGCCGGGAATGACTGGCGCCGGCGAGCCTTGCGTCGGCCAGGCGCGCAGATCATTGGGATAGATCGGAGCGCCCGGCAACGGCCAATCCTGATTGCGCGCCAGATAGGGCAGTGGAGCGTAAGGCGAAACCGTGGTCGCCAGTAACGCGGTATTGGTTTGTTCGATCCATGTTTGCAGCAATGTCGGCGCATAGGCCGGCGATAGCGGCCAATCCTGCTGTCGATTGGGTAAGCGATCCTGCCCGATCAAATTCGGGTTGTAGCTGGCCGCCCAACTAGCCAGCGTCGGATCGCGGAATGGCGGTGTCGGGTTCGGCCAATAGGTCTGATTGAACGGCACCGCGATCAGCGGCAGCGCAATGGTATTGATCCAAGTCTGCAACAGCGGTTGCGGGCCGCGCGGCAGCGGCCAATCGGTCTGATTGAACGGCAGCACGATCGCAAAGCGGGTTGTATTGATTGCGGTCAGCAGATCCGCCGACCGGCCTAGCGCCGGCGTCAACGGCCAATCCTGTTGCCGGAACGGCAATTGATCCTGGCCGAGCAGGTCTAGGTTGTAGCTCCACGTCCAAGATCGCCGCCAATCGGGTTCGGCACCGCGCGGCGTCGGCCAATCCTGATTGCGCGCCAGGAATGGCAAGAATTGCGGTTGTGTCAGCAGCGCTAGATTTGTTTGTTGGATCCAGGTTTGCAGTAGCCGCGGAAAATCGCGCGGTGGCAGATCGCTAAGTTGCGCGCCGGCAACTCTTTGATCCTGGCCGATCAGATTAAGATTGTATTGCCAGGTCCAAGTCTGATCGATGCGGTAAGGTTGTGTCGGGTTCGGCCAATCAGTTTGCGCAAACGGCTTCGCGAACAGCGTATATTTGTAAGCATCGATCCATGTCAGCGCCGGCGGCGGGATCGGCAGGGTCGGCCGTTCCCAGGATTGCACACCGGCCGGCAATTTGTCTTGGCCGATCAGGTTGAGGTTATAGAGCCATTGCCAGGTGTGGAGCTGTGTTTGCTCGGGCGCCTTTTGCGCCGGTGCGAGTTCGTACAGTTGAACGCCGCTCGGCAAAACGTCTTTGCCGATCAGATTGAGATTATATTTCCACTCCCAGGCGCGCAGGAAATTCGGCCACGGCGGGCGCTGATCGGCAGCGAGCTCATAGCTTTGTTTGCCGCTCGGCAGCTTGTCGCGGCCGATCAAATTAAGGTTGTAGCTCCACTGCCAGCTATGGAGTTGTGTTTGCTCGGATGGTATTTGGCCAGGCGCCAACACATAGAATTGTTCGCCGGCTGGCAAAATATCCTGGCCGATTAAATTTTGGTTGTAACTCCATGTCCAAGTTTGATCGATCGCTGCCGGCGCTCGAGCATTGGGCCAATCAAACTGATTGAACGGCCCCATAAGCGGGCCGAGCTTTGGCTGCAACGTCGTTTCGAGAAGATTGAGGATCCACGTTTGGCCGTAGCCAAACTGCCAGATCAGCCCCCATGGGGTCGGACCAAACCACTGATCGCCGGGCGGTAACTTATCTTTACCGATAAGATTTTTGTTATAGCTCCAGATCCAAGTCCGACCGGGTTCCGGTTGCGGCGGCGGCGGTAGTTCATACCACTCGTCGCCATAACCAACCGGCAAAATATCCTGGCCGGTTAAATTTCTGTTATAGCTCCATGTCCATGACTGAAACGCGTTGGCGGGCGGGAACCACCAAGCTTCCGGCAGCGAGCGTTGCCATCCGCGAAACACGAATGTCGCGGTTGGTAACGCGTAGTCTTGAACGTAGAATTGCTGCGGTTGTAACGGAGTGCCGCCGCGGCCGGGGAATACTAATGAATTAGGATCAGGCATCCGGCGTTTAGTTCAAACTTTGCATCGTGACCCACATTGGCGTGACAGAACCGGCAACCGACAACGTCCAGCCGATAAAGATGCCGGTTTCGATCGAGAGATCGCACGTGGCCGATGTGCCACCGAAGCAAAGGGTGTTGTTGGAGGCAGCGGTTGCTGCTGCGCCGCCACCATTGAATACGCCGGTTCCCATGACGGTCGAGTTGATGCCTGGTGCGCCGGTCGTCCTCACAACCCAAACCGAGTGCAGAAACCAAGCCTCATTGGTAATGCTTGGCGTCACTGTCTGAGCAATCGAAGCGCCAAGCGTTATGCCGCCGGTCGTGGTGCCGACCCTTGGCGTTATCGTTAGCGTGCCAGAAACGCCAGTTGACCAAAGACCGCCCGCCATCAACCGATAAATCTTGCCAGGGGCCTTGTAAGCATCAAAGGCATGGATCGGCGAGAACTGCGCCACGTTCCACAATCCGGTCTCGACCGTCGCCGTTACGGCAGTTAAGTTCGCAAGCGGTGGATCGATAATGAGATCTTCAAAATATTGCCGAGACATTGGATTTGCTCCTTAAGTGACTTGTGCTGCCATCAAATATTGCACCGGGATTGGGATGGTGCTTTCGGTTATCAACATTTGGTTGGCCCTATAGGCTCCGCTCGTCCCACCTATCGAGGCGTAATTGATGGTATCGGTGTCATTAAAACTGTCCTGGTGGGATATATCTTCAAACCACCCAGTTGAGCCACTCGGCACGATCAAACTCTCGAGACCATCAGCGAGGTTCTTCCTGACTTTCCACGTCACCGGCCCAGTTGTGGTGTTGGTATCAATGTCCACCCTGAAATTACTGGTCTGGCAAGTAAAACCATGCTGCAAATTCACTATGCTTTCCGCCTGTCCCGGCGCCGCAAACAACGCGGGGAAGAATTGATTACTTGCGCTCGCAGCCGAAGTCGAGTTTCCGGAAAAGGAATTCACTTCCGCAAAATAGGTATCGTAATTAAGCATAGAGATCACAGCAAAGCTGCCTGTGCCAGTCGAACCGCCATAGACCAATTGAGTGTCGAGCAGGTCGCCGCTGACGTAAGCGTCGGTTTGCGTGGCGTAGAAGAACCCTGTCGCATTCGCGGCCATGCTGACCGTTTGGTTGCCGGCAATACCGTTCTTCCTCGCTGTCGCATTCATGGTGCCGCCGGTGACTGTATTGTTGAAGGTGACGATGCACAAATTCTGCCAAGTGCCATCAGTCCGCATCAGGGTTTGAACAACGCTCTCGGTAGCATTGTTGCCTTGTCCTCCTAAACTCCAATAGGTCGTAGTTCCTGCGCTGACCGAAAGCCCGGGGGTTGCATGTATGCTCGCGTGCAACCCATCTGCTGAAAAAGCCATTTTCCAGAAATAGCCGACAGAGCCGACAGTGGTGACTGACGTTGTAAGATCGTATTTATCTGTCGTGCCATTGATGTGATCGGTGTTGGTATTGTCGTAAACAATCGCCGCCGTGCTGTCAGGGAAAGTCAGCAACGCATTGGCATTGGCAGTATTCTTGCGTGAGCGCATCGATCGCGCTGTGCCGTTGGCGTCGAGAGATGCGCCGAAATTGCTGAAAGTCCCGGCAAGATTGGGTATGTATTGAACTCTGCTCTCCTGCCCTGATCCAACGCTTCCCTGCACGATTAGCTCGAAAGCAGTCCCGGTTGACAGGCTGCTCAGGTTAGTGCCGCCGCCAATGAGACAATGGGGCATTACGTCACCACACTTAGGGGGATCGCCAGATCAACGGCGATCATTGCTTTGGGATATTTTCTCTTTAACGAGGTCAACAGCGGCGGCGGGATCACAGAAGCCTTGACCGTCATAACTCCAGTCTGCGGATCGACGTTGAAGAAAATCCCAGCCGTAGGCGTCGCCGCCTGGATCTCACCGACAATTTGATTTTTCTGCTGGTTCTCGACCAGCACTTGATCGAAGTGCGCCTGCGAGTGGGCTACCGACTCATGGCGCGGGCACGCACTGTGAGTTTTTATGAAGATGAACTTGCCATCGTCGGTATATTCCACGCCGCATTCGCATGTGTCGGGCCACCACACTGTCATAACGAACCATAACGCGATCAGTATGGTTCATAAATGATATGGGCGCTCGCCAATCCGGTCGCGCCGCCGGCCGATGTCGAATTGTAAAGAATACTCTCGCCGCCGGGCAGTGTCGTGGCGTTGCCGATAATCCACCATTGCTGCGTCGGCGCCGCGTTCCAGCGCAGAATACCGCCGAACAAATTCATGCCGAGATTGAGCTCGGCATTGGTGGTCACGCCGTTAGTGGTCGGGCTGGCAGTCGAAGCCGTAAAGGGAATAACCGTTGTCCCTAACGCGGTGCCACCTGGGTTCATCAAGCCATCGCTGGCCGGATAGGCCAGCGCCGCCGGTGTGGTTTCTGCCGTCGTAATCCTGGCCAGCAAAAAGCCGCCGAGCGCCGAAGCTGATGCCAGGCCGTTGATCAAGACCTCGAGAACGTCAATAATCTGCGTGGCGTTGCCGCCCTTGAGCGCCATCCATGACGGTGTTGCCGGTGTGCCCCAGGTGCCGCCGCCGGCGACTGCCACCCAAGACATGTTTTTTTGAGAAAAGATCCGCTTTGCCATCTTCTAGTCCTCCTTTGCGACAAATAGGGGTTTAGACATTGTACCAAGCATGCGCCACTTGCCGCTCGTCAGGAGCGCGGCAATTTCCTCGATCGTGCGATGAACATAACCAGGCTCGTGACGCACGCCATCGCAAATGTCGCAAATGTATTTGTTGCATTGGTAGCAATGGGCGCGCTCGCGCGTGCGCATCGGATTGAGCATCACTGCCGAGCCGCAATGCGGACAACCGAGCGTCGGCGCATGCATCTTCTTGCCCTCGCCGACAAGCTCGGCCGGATAACCGAGCTGGCGCGCCTGGGCCGGTGTCAAGCCGGGGCTGGCGGTATGATCCACCATAACCTCGCCGTCCAAGGACGTTTTCAGAAACGGCATTTTATTGGCTCACACATTGGTGACGACGGAAACGACAAAGCCTTGACCTTCCGGCACGCCGCGGAATTCGGTTTGATTGGCGGCAAAGCGACCGTTCGAGGTGGTCGCCGTCTGCGGCGGAAAGCCGACGATCAGCGAACAGATCGCATCGCAATGCAGTCGGATCATGCGGGTATATTGCTGGAACGGTGCCGACGAGATCACGCCGCCGGTAAAATCCAACACTTGCTCGCGCAGCGGCGGCTCGAACGGCACTTGGCCGTTGGCGGTGGCCGGCAGCGCGGCAATCGTTCCATATTCGGTAACGTAAAGTTTCATTCATCTAGCTTGCCAGTTTCAGCGCCGCCTTGTGCTTGGCCTCGTCGTAGGCCGCCATTAATTTCGACGCCTCATTGAGTTTGGCCGCCGCGGCGCGTTCGCGCTGCACCAGCTCGGCCTCGCGCTGATCCAAACTTGTTTTGGCATTGGCGCGCTCGCGCTCGAAAATGTCGCGGCGCGCCAGCAAATCGGCTTCCTGCACCTTGAGCTCTTTTTCATGCTGCGCATTGGCGGCCGCCTGTTGCGTCGCGGTGCGGCTGGCATGGTCGGCCTGGCCGCGCTCGTAGCGCGCGGTTTCGACATCGGCCGCCGCTTGTTTGGCGGTGTCGTCGGCTTCCTTTTTGGTCTTGCGCGCCTCGGCCAATTGCCTCGCCACGTCCTCGGCGTCGCCCAGGCGCTTCTCCCAGGCTTTCGGATCTTTGGCTATTGCCGTGATCGCAGCAATCAGGTCGGTCACTTCAGTCATTGCAAGAAACCCCAGGAATTGACGTTGACGGCGGTAGCGGTGCCGTCGGCCGTTGTGCTGATGGTGATCGCGGTATTCGGCGCGCTCGCCGGAATGCACGGATAGAACGCCTGTTGCAGCAAGCCGGCGCCGGCGGAAAGATTGTTGAAAACCATGCTCGAACCGACCAGGCCGGCAACCGTAATCGGACTGATGGTTGCGGTGCCGGTCGATGAAACGGCAAAGCCGCAAATGTAGGTGGTTTTATTAGCCACCGCGGCCAGCGTGCCAGTAACCGCGGCGGTCGTGCCGGCAGCGTTGCCGGTGATGATCGCTCCGGTCGGCACGCCGCTAGTCTGAGCCCAAGCACTAGCGAGAAAGAGGAGCGCCGTTGGGAGGGCAACGGCGCAGTATAGCCACGATCGGATCGTGCGGGTGATCATGGCCTGCTAGGAGCTCCATTTTTTTAGAAGTAACCAAAGATGACGCTGACGTTGAGCGAGGCACCGCCAGCAAAACCGGTTACGGCAGCGATTAAGACCGTATCGGCAGTCGGGACGCCGGTATTGGCCGAGCCGGTCAGATTGGTTGGCACGACAACAACATTCAGATTGGCGGTTACAGTGGTTGCCGACAAAAATCGCGTTGCCGAGCCGCTATCACCGACATTGAGCCCGCCAGTGATCGAGCCGCCACCGGTTTCCTCAATGACGATGTATTTGACGAAGGCATAAGGCGGCAGCACGAGCGTGGAAGTGGTTCCCGTAGTGTTGGCGGTGATGGCGTTCTGTTGCGTGACGCCTTCATTGATGCCGACGGTAAAGCCTTGCGACAGAAAAAACCCGACATCGGGATTGGCGATCACCGCGCAACCCTGGGAATTGAGCGTATAGGACGGCTGCGGCGATGCGGTTGACGCACTATTGACCACCCGGCGCGGTCCGGAAGTGCCGACCGCAACCTCGGGCGAGCACAACACAACGTGGGTGACTTGCAGCGATGCCGCCGCATTGAGCGGGATCGGCGCCATCGGCGCCAGCGCCATCACCGAGGCGAGGAAAAGTTTGGCAAGCCGCTTCATGGGCGTGTCTCCTGACCGAATTGCGGATCTGCTTTGAGGATTTCGACGAACTCTTTCTCACCGGCGAGTTGGCGTTCGAGGTTTTCGATATGGCCGGCGCCGGGCATCACGCCAGGCGGCAAGCCGAGATTTGGGATCCGCTCAGATCCGCGCGTGCGCGACGACAGAAAATAGCGACGTTTTTTCTGGCGGCCTTCCTCGACCGCCTTGGCGTCGTATTTAAGCGCATCGCGGGCCTCGGTCGACCACATCCGCAATTCCACCGGACCACGGATATTTTTATGCCAATTCTGGAATTCCTTTTCGTTGCGCTCAAAAATCAACAGCTCGTCCTCGTAGCGTTTGACCGCGCGTTTGTGCCGTAAATTCTCTAGGTGATATTTCGGATCGGTAATCGGCAGCGCCGGCGGGATCGGCTCGTCCGGCAAAATCGGTTCCTCGGGGCCGCAATCCCATAGCCATACCGCTTGCAAATCGCGGGTTTCGGTCAGGATGCCGGTATTCTTTACCGCCGGCATGCCATCGAGGTATCTGATCTCGGCCATTTATTCCCTCATCAACACGCCGATATAGGCGTTCAATTGCACCGAGCCGAAGGTGCCGCCAAACCATAACGAAACAAATTGATAGGGCGTGTTCTGATATTCGTTGGTGAACGGCAGTTCGTATTGCCAACCGGCCGGAAAATTCCCGGCGCCGAGCGGCGCGGTGGTCGAGGCCGAGTTGGGCGGATCCATCGCCGTGCCGGAACCGAACGGGATCGATGCCAGCGTGACGTTGCCCGACAGCATGCCGGGATTGTTCGAGCCAACGAGACTGACGCGATAGATATTCGATCCGGTAAAGGTGCCGGCCAGGTTGTAAATCACGCAGACAAAATCGCCGCGCGCCTGTTGCGGCGTCAGCGTCGCTACGTTGGCAATCGACGGTAGCGTAATGGTGATACCCTGATTGCCGCCGAGATCAACGATCGACTGTGTGCCGCCGACATTGCCCCATCCGGCAGCGGTATGCGCCGCGCCACCGTCCTCGAGCTGCATGTTGGCGTCAAACGTGTAGTTTCTGCGCGCCATGGCTGTCTCCTAATTCTTTTTCAGGCGACGATCGCCGCGTTGGTCCAAGAGGTGAGCCGCACGAAGCAATATTTGTGCTCATCGACGATCGACACGTCCCATGAAATGTGCGTGCGATAGGTCTTGCGATCTTGCAGCAAGCCGACGTCCTCGGGCGTCAGGTTGCGCACATAGATGCCGCGCAACATGCCCTCGCCGAGCGTCATCACGTAAAGACTTGCCGTCACCGCCGAGCCGCCACCATTGCCGACTTCGTTGAATTGCAGGACCGGCACTTGGTCATCCTTGGGGTAGCCCCACAGCAGACGATGACCGCCGTAGGAAATTTTCGGCATGGCTACCTCGTCCCAAGTTTGCATCACAAATCCCGTTAAAGTTGTAGTCCGCGCGGCTTGGATCCATAACGGGAGTGAGAGAAATGGCACCAGAATGTAGGTGGTGCCTGATTTCTTAGACACGTTGTTGATTGTTTGATCGAGATTGAGCAAAGACAATGCGGCGCCGCCGGAGCTGGTCGAATTGTTGAACAAGCGGCCAAATAATGCGGCGCGAACATTGAGCCCATCAAATACGCGGGGGTTAACCGAGCGGTCGCCCTTGACGAATGTATCGATCCAAAGCCTGGCGAAAGCCGTTATCCCCATGCGTTCTTCGTAATTCCGTCTTTCAGGGCCGTGACGATCAACGATAGCGCGATCAATGTCGATGTCGTGATCGATGATCGCGGTGGCTTCGTCGAATGGCTGGATGATGCCATGGCCCGACGATGATGCTTCGTTGACGGCGCGGAATTGCGGCTGCGCCAAAGCGGCCTCACGGAAGCCGACATATTTTGAGCCGCGCAAGCCCTCGAACGGCATCACCTCAAACACGTCGCTGTACTGCGTGAACATTTCTATAATTGTGCGCCGAATATCCTCATTAGAGAAACCTTTGGCGTATTCGGGCAGAGTGATCAGATTGCTAATCGCCATAGCTTAGTTTCCCTTCATTGGCCGCGCGGATCTCGCCAGGCCGGCATCGTCGATTGATCAAATTGGCGGTTGTAATCGAGCCGCTCGCGCGCATTCATGCGGCTGTATTGCTCGTTCGATACGACGCCCTCGCGCTGCGGCGGTTCGCGGCCATTGCCGCGGAATGACACGCCGCCGGAAGTAATTTTGCTGACTTCCATTTCGGCATCCTGCACGTCTTGCGCGGTGAAAATCCGCGCCATGCGGCGGTTGCCGGCATCGGTGCCGAGATAAGCACGAAAGAACGTGGTCAGCGCATCGATGCGCGACGGCCCGGTGGCGCCGAGTTTTTGGATCTCGGCATTGCGCGCGGTGGTGATTTGCTGCTGCGAGGAAACCTGGCCGCCGGCGTAGAGCTCGAGCAATTTGGTAAAGGCTTGCTGGCCGGAAATCTTGCCCTGGTCGATGTCGTGCATGACCGAGCGCGCTTGCGCCAATAGCGGATCATTGGCGTTGAATTCGTATTTGATGCCGTCGGGAATTTTGAAGTCGGGCGAGAACTCGGTTTTGTAATCTTCCGGCTTGGCCGGCAATGTCGAGCGCCTTACGTCCTGGCCGGCCTTAAAGGCGGCGAGCTCGTCATAGGCGGCGCGAAATGCTTTCGGCTCTTGGAACGTATCGGGCAACCAATCAGGTCGCGCCACCGTTGCCGGGGCCGCGGGGCTCGGTGTCGTAACCGGGGATAAAGGTGTCGGCGGTGACGCGGCGGCCGGCGCCGCGGGGCCGGGTGCCGCCGGTGTCGGCAGGCTTGGCGAGGGTGAAGGTGACGCTGGCTCGGTCATAATCACGAATGCCGTCGGACATGAAACCCATCAGATCAGCGGCCAATCTGCGGCGGCCCTCGAGACGTGGCAACGCACTGTCATTGCCGGCCCGCTCGGTGCCGAGCGCAATGAATTGCAGATGGCGATAGATCAAAAGACCATCGGGCGTACGCGCCAACCGATCCCAGGCTTCGATCACGTCATTGGGTGCGATCAATTCGCTCATGTTTTTCCTCGATCATGCGGTTGCTGCCTTGACCGCCCACATCGCGGCGTCCTCGTAGTGCGTCTGCGCCAGCGACCACAGGCGATTAACCTCACCGCCCACCGGATCGGATGATTTCGGGTCAACCGCGCGGAATTTGTGTTGCTCGCACAAGTCGATCAATTCGGCCGATTTCTGCTTGATCTGCGAAACAAGCGAATTGTCGCTGGGATTGAACTTCACGCGAACGCGATCTTCGCCAATTGTCATTTGATTATCCTATTGGTCGATCTTCATTGTCATCTTTATGCTGCCGGTCCCAGGATCGGCGGCCCGCCAGGCGCGCCGGTGACCGGCCGCGGTTGCAGGATCTTCGACATCTGATCGACTGCGGCTTGGACCTTTTGCGGATCGCGCAATTTGACCATTGTCAGGCGCGCTTTCTCGATCAATTCCTTGATGGTCTTTTCACCGTCAATCCACATTTTACTTTCTTCGGGAAATGTCTGCATCAGATAGGTCAGAAGTTGCATGGTCTTGACGATTTCCTGCTGATCGGCGGCGGCCTGGGCCGGGTTGCGCGGCAATGTCGCCACCGCACGGCCGTCAACCTTTAATGGCGCGATCACGCCGGCATTCTCGAGCAAGTGCTTAAAGCGCAGAAAATACGCCGCCGGTCCCTCGCGCCAAAACGACATGCCGGGCGTGCCGAGCCGGCGCTGCGCCCTGGCTAGTTCGTCCATCCATTGCGTTGCCGTCGGCGGTGTCTCGCCGGTCTGCTCGGGATGATCGACAAAAAATAACTTGCGCAGATTTTTAAGTTTTTCCTCGTATTGATAATTGCCGATCTGCGGATTGGGCGGGGTATAGATCGGCTTGACGGCGCCCTCGGTGCCGGGCCGGATCGGATAGGCCATGCCTTCCTCGACGCCGGTTTCGACGGCGGCAAAACTATCATCCGGGTAGGTAATCGGGGGTTTAAACGATAGCGTGGCGTGCTCGATCCGCATCGCCTCGAGCTCATCGATCTGGCGGAATGTCGGCAGCGCTTGGTACATTGGGCCGTGCGCATGCGGCCAATCCGCGGTCGGATTGAACCGCGCCACCACCAGCGGACAGGAACCTTCGCCTTTAAGAACATAATCATGAATAACTTGGTCGCCGAGCATGACCACGGCCTGCCAGCATTCATCGGATTTATCGTCCCAATCACGCCAGAAACCAAAAATCACCTGGGTCCGATCACTCGGCGAATTATTGGCTTTGTCCTTGAGCGCCGGATCCATGTTGTTCCAGATTTCATCGCCGACGATTTCGTGGACGTAATGATTGCGGGTAAAGCGTACCGCAAAGCGGGTATCGATCTCGCCATAGGGACCGAGATCGATCTCGAGCTCACGCAATGGCACGGCGGAAACTGTGATCGGATTAACCGGATGCGGCCGATCGATCCACACCGCGGCGGCGCAGATCGCCAAATCGGGATAGAACGCCTTGGCGATCTCGGGATAAAAATTCGAGGCCCGCATGGCGTCGAAGATCAATTTATCGTCGGCGCGAACCTTGTCCTTGATCTTGTCCCATATCGGCGGCGGCACGAACATGCCGCGCGCCCGCTCGCACCAGATTTCAGCTTCCGGCATGTAGGCGTTGAGGATCGCGGTGACAAAATCCTGGGTGAGAATAAACGCTTGGTCGGTGTTGAGCTCGGGGGCGTCGAGCATGCGCGCCTGGCTCGGCATCACTTGTGATGAGATCTGGCGTTGCCGGTTCGGTGCGGTGAAAAAATAACATTCCTTGATGTCGAGCTCGATGTAGCTTTTCCAGGTCCGACAGGCTGATAATCGCGCCACGGCTTGTTGCTGCAAGGTCTCGGCTTTGCCGCTAATGACCGCGCCGCCCTGGTGCGAGGCATTAGTCGTGATCGGCCCGGTGCCGTTGGTTGCCATTCTCTAACCCTTGGCCGGCGCTATCGGGGTGCCGTAGCTGCCGGGTTGGGCGCGGGCAAACGCCAGTTGCGAGCCATAGCGCGCCATCAGGCTCGCCATGTCGCCTTGGCTTTCCGAGCGGAGCGAGCTAGTGAGTTGTGCCTGTGCTTGCTGCTGTTCCTGTTGCAGCATCGGATCCGGCGGCGGCTGCGGCGGGGTTGATACGCTGACCACTGATGAGCTCTCCACCATGTCTGATGAGATGGCGGTACAGCCCGTCGGGAGTGGCGGCAACGCACGATAAACCAAGCAATTGCTTAATCGCCGGCACGCAATAGAAGCCAAATCGGCTCGCCAATGCGAACCGTTCATAACGGCGATCGAATTTGATCACCGCGCAATCGCGCAGATAGGGAATGAGCAATGTGCCATGTGAGTAAAAACAGATCCGCGTGCCGCCCCATTGATTGTCATACAGTACCCAGGCGCGAAAGCCGGCAATATAGGTGAATGCCGAGACGTGCTGAAACTCGCCGAGCAACCAGCGCGCCAGCCGCGTTTGCGACGGATGAAATACCACGTTCCAGTAGGTCGGCTCGATGGCGTCAGGCAGAGTGTAAGTATCCATGACTTGCCATTTCCACGTCGTCCAAGTCACGCCCCAATGCACGACGCGCCAGTGCCACGCTGATTTTAATTGTTAGCCGCATCACAACGACATCATCAAAATCCATTTCGTGTAAGTTTATATCTGCTATTGCTCTGAGTGCCTCCTCTTTTGCGTTTTTCTTTGTCATTTCTTCGCACTCATGCGTAAATTCTTCGCATGGTCTTGCGGCCGTGCCGGATCTGCGCCGGCGTCACCGTGCCGATCGGCTTTAGCCCGACCATGCGGCGGCCCTCGCCGAGCCCCAAGCACAGATATTGCAGTGCATCGCACAGGTTCGAGTATTTGTCCTTTTTCGGCCGCAACTCGCCGTCATCCTCGCGGACCAAATGATAACGCCCGGCCATGCCGACAATCAGTGTTCTGCACAACGGACTTATCACCAGGCGGTTGTGGCCGCGCGGATTATCGTTGAGAATGTAGGCGACGGCCTCGGTGCGTTCCTCGATCTTGTTTTGTTTGATCGGGGCCGGCGCAACGGGCATGCCATGCGATCTAAAAACATCATAGGACGACGTATCAGTGGATTGGCCACGGTCGGCACCCTTGGGATCGCCGACAAAACGTACACTATATTCGGGATAGTGCTGCACGAGAAAACGCTGGATCCGTGGCGCAAACATCGTGGCGGGCTCATTAAAGCCAAGGATCTCATACTGGACAAAAATGCGCTGATTGATCTCCTGGGCAAACAACGCTGCCGGAAACACGCGGCCGAAATCGAGTGCTACGATTACATCATGATTAGGGACCGGCCGTAACGGCTCGCGAGCGACATGAAACTCGCGCCGAAACATCGGCCACACCGGGGCGCCCTCGACCACCAGCGCGACCCGGTTCATCAACCGGCTCTCGATCCAGGCCCGTGACTTGCCGGCGAGTTGCTGGTCGTAATAACCGGCGCGTAAGTTGCGCAAGTTCTCGGTCGCCGGATTGACCTTGTAACCGATCAGAACGCCGTGAGTGTCAA